TGCAGATGCAACAGTGGGGCGAACTTCTTCGTCACATGGGTGCTCTTCTGCGTGACCTTCGTGACCTCACAATGCACCCAACAGCACCTCTGGAAGCAGTTGTGTTGACGGCTATGGCTAAGGTAGACCGTGAGGGACGAGTACATCCGTATCTCCAGGGACAACTTGCCATTCAGGCTCCTTACTTCTATGACATCCTTGGTGCCATTGCAGTTGAGTCTGTCCCTAACCCAGACCCAATGCAGGCTCCGTACAAAGTACGTCGCATGTATGTGGAGCGTACAGATAAGTACGAAGCTGGTGAACGTGTTCAAGGTCGTCTTGGTCAGATTGTTGAGCAAGAAAACCTTGGAGTAGAACGTATGCTAGACTTGGTGTTCGGACCCAAAGTAACACCTTAGGCAACTAAGTAAGTAAGTCCACTTCGAAAATAAGGAAAAGTAAATGAGCCAGCTCAACTGGAATGAACTCCTTCAGGCAGCAGAATCGTCTGGTGGAGGAAGTTATGAACCACTCCCCGATGGCACCTATGACCTTAAGGTCGTAGAGGCCACGGATACCGTCACTCAGACGGGCAAGGTGATGTTCAAGGTTAAGGCCGAGGTTCAGACCGGTGCTTATGCAAAGCGCCTCGTCTGGGACAATCTCGTCATTAGCACGGACAACAGCACCGCTCTCAGCATCTTCTTCAGCAAGATGGCTGCTCTTGGCTTGAACCGCGATTTCTTCGGCACAGGCCCTGCCCCCGCTCAGATTGCTGGAGTGCTTTCTGGTCGTATGTTCCGCGCGCAGGTCGGTTCGCGTGTCTGGAATGGTGAGAAGCGCAATGAAATCAAGCGCTACATGCCAATGGAGGGCGCAGTTGGATCAGCACCTGCTGCTGCTCCTGTCGGTATCGCACCGGCTCCTGCTCCGGCTCCTGCACCGGCTCCTGGTGGTATCGCACCTGCTCCCGCCTACATGGCTCCTGCAGAAGCAGCACCGCCCGCTCCTCCGTTTTAAATAACGGTAAAATTAGGGGTCAAGTCTTCGGACTTGGCCCCTTTTTTGATGTAAACTATTACTATGGGAAATATTGATTTTGATTGGGTAAAAGCACAACTGACGGAAGCTAGAGTACGTCGTGGTGCTGGTGACGCTGTCCTTGCTCTGCTTAAAGAGTGGGACAAGTTGTCTCTAGAAGATGAGCTAAATAGAGAGGCAGTTGCTATCTTTGGTAGGCTCGCTCTGGGGCACGCTCTTGTATCTGAAAATGGCAATGAAGTCTGGGTTTCAGTTATCCCGGGTCAGCTTAAAGTTGCCGATGTTGTACGAGTTAAGTTCAACGCCTTTGACGGTAAGCTTGGCAAAGTTCATAATGGACGAGTAGGTGTTATTACCGCTATTCGCTATGGTGACATCATTGTGAAAAGTACTGATGGCAAGACCCCACCCATAGATGGTAGTCACTACTCTCCATATCACCTGGAAAAGCAATCAAAGAAGTAGTTAGTAGTGGGTTGGTCAGTGCCAGCCCACTTCTATTTAAAAGGTCAACTATGAACGACATACTAAGAAAAGCAGAGCAACTATGGTTTGAGTGGTCTGGAGAAGGCCATGAACCACTTGCTTATAGAAGCGTCACTTACTACACCATTGGACATATGAATATGGACAATGAAGTTGTTGTAGGTGGACTAGCTTCTGCTCTACAAAGAGACGGCCTAGTAGACACACTTGGTGCAGGTAAGAAGGCAATTGAAGTTGCAAGCTTCTTCTCACATGGCTATGTAGGTTTTGTGGACGGTCAAGCTGACTTCACAGTATGCAGCGAACTAGGTGAAACTTTTTATGGCGACATGGTTGAAGAACTACAACTAATAACCTTCGTTGAGGTTGTTGGTCTTGGATAACCGAAGCTGGCAAGATGAGAGCTCTTGTGCTCAGCCAGGAATGGAACCTTACAGGGATATCTTTTTTTCAGAAGACCCTGAAGATATTGCAGATGCTAAAACTGTCTGTTCTAGCTGTTCTGTCAAACTAGAGTGTCTTTCGTACGCCCTAGATAACAAAGAAATCTGGGGAGTGTGGGGCGGCATTGACCAAGACGAAATGCGTAATGTTCTATCCATCGATGAAGATGGGCAAGAAGTTAGACGTATTAGAAAGGGAGAAGCTCCCACATGTCCGAACTGCAAAGCAGACACAGGGGAGCTTCTAACCAGAGAAGTTAATGTTCCTGGTGGCGGACGATGGACAACTAAAAAGGTTGTTACATGCTCAAAGTGCGAGTTTAGCTGGACCAGTAGAACCAGTGCTAACGCTATTGAGTCTTACATCATCCTCAAAGGCAGACCTAGCGAAGTGGAATAACTCCCAAGAACTCACGGGGGTCGTAGCTTCCGCCTACTACCAATGTGAGGACGCTAGGTTTTGACTGGTCTCCAGCTCGGTCACGGAACCAATCAGATCCCGGGTCAATTGTAGGAGCCTGTACCCAGAAACGGTGTCCCACGTCGAGGCTCTTAAAGTGGTGGTAATGCCCAGAAATCCAGACATCAGCACCGCCAAGAGAAGTCTGACCGAGCATCTGACCTGACAGGTACTTCTTCACATCGGTAGAGAACTGGTGACCGTGGAACAGGCCAATCATAGTTCCATTGATGTCAACAGTGAGCGTCTGGTGTCCCATTGATGGGTAGCGGAACTCGACGTGTGCGAGAGTGGGATTCTCCCGACAAGCATCTTCCACTGCCGAAGCAATCTCGACGTTCCAGCCGTCGGCCGGATCCGCAGCAACCTGACGAGTTACCTCGTCGTGATTTCCGTTCACCACGGGGACAACAATGCGCTCAGCAAGGGGGGCAAATGTTTTAATCTGCTGAAGCAGAAGACGACGACCTACGCGTACTTGCTCAGTCTGCCCAAGGTCTGAAGAAGCTTGTCCTTGGAGTCGTCCATTCTGTGAGACGTTTCCTTCAACGTGGTCCCCAACTTCTGGCAACACAATGGTCCCAAGAGAAAGACCAAATCGACGAAGTCCGTCTAGTCGGTGGACAGAAGCCTCTGTTCCCTTGAGGATGCGTTCTACTGTTTGTTCGGTGCCGCCACTTGCAGCTTTCTTTCCAAGCTGCTTATCAGCTCCGACATGGACGTAGGCTCCATCGCCTCCGACAATTTTTGGTGCCTTACTGGGTTTCCAACTTTTAATTTCATCTACCAACTGCTCAAGATCAAAGTCACGAATGGACGAAATGGGGCTTCGAGGGGCCAAGTTGATTCGTGAAGACTCAAGCCAGTCGCCGTTGAAAGTTTGCCACTTACCGTGACGAGCTGAGGTAACAATCCACTCTTCTGGGTCAAGGTTATGCTCACGCATGATGTCTTCAGCACCTGGGGTGTTGCCCATCGGGTGTGGGCTAGAAATAGCAAAGCCACCGTCTGCTCCAACCTCCGAGCGAGGTCGCCAGTTCTCTGGAGTATTGGTTGCGCGAACATCCGAGCCAGAAGTTCCAGGGCTTGCTAGCTCCTCTAGCTTCTTTTTTAGGTCACCCATATTTAGCTATCCAGACTATAACAACTGCAAAGTAGTCGTCGGTGCTCTCCGATTGTGCTTCTACCTACTGAATAACCTTCGGAACGAAAAACAGCAGAAAGTGTTGCATTAGAAATGCGTCCGCGGGTTCCGGGCTCTGTTGACAGAATATTTTCTATGTACTCGCGATTAGTGGTATCTAGACGACTTAGGACATCGCCCATTTTACACGCGGTCGATGGGCGTACTTTCAGCCCTTCGAGCTTTTCAATGAGACTCATTCTTCTCCTTAGTACGTGGGTATACGCACACCCATACTACAGTACGGAAGGAGAAAAGTTCAACTAAGGGTTGATAGTATTTACGATAATCGCAGTAACAAGGCTAACAATTAAGGAAAGAGCTGCACCAAAAATAGCCATGTAAACCGCAATACTGCGTGTTTTACGCTGCTTATCTAGCTCTTCTTTAGTAATAATTATGCTGTCGATACGCTTGTGAATT